AACACTTACAGCGCCAACACGCGTGCAAATCGCGGCGATGCTGTCGGAGGGCGAGGTTACTTCGCTATTCGGCGGCAACCGCGTCGTTGCAGGCGCATTAGCGCAATCCCCAGCATCTGCAACGCTCACAGGCGTTACGCGCATTCGCTTTGGCAGCATCCGCGCCGATGCCACATCTACGACGTTAATTGGAGCCACGCGCGTCAGGTCGCCAGCCGTCGTGTCGCAGTCGCTATACGTTGTGGATGATTACTGGTTTAACGATTATGCGGAATACGGCAAAGCCTCTAGCACAATCATTGCGGCGAACAAGACAACGTCAACAGGCGTCCTCTCAGAGGCAACCTCGACAAACCTAATAGGCGTTACGCGCGTCAGGCCGCTTGGCGTATTGTCCAGCGGATCGTCTACCGTAGATGCTTCCTCTGGCGTTACACGCACAAACATCGGTTCACTCTCCGTAGGCGTCAGCGCGACAATCGCAGGCGGAGCCATGACTTATAATAGTAATGCGTTCCTGCAGGAGGCGTCATCCACGGTGCTCGTGGACTGACCTCAGCCCACTAACATAGACGAAAGCTAAAAACTGCTGTATGTTAGCAGCAAAGGAGACATCACATGGCTATCACGCTAACAAAACCCGTAGTCGGCGGTTCTGACGGCACATGGGGTACAACTTTAAACAGCACACTCGATACCGTTGCCAACTATTTGGACGGCGATCTTGAGATCACTCCAGACCTTACATCTGGCTCTTGGAGTATTAGCGGTACGGCGGTCACGGCTACGGCCGCGCAGATAAACATATTAACATCGCTAACAGCTACGGCGGCAGAGCTAAATTACACAGACGGCGTAACGTCTAACATCCAGACGCAGCTTGATGCAAAGGCGGCGACTGCATCTCCTACGTTCACAACCAAGATCGTGACGCCAAAGGTCGAGTTTTCAAACTGGACAATCACAGAAACGGCTGGCGTTTTGTACTTTGCGACGGGCGGCGTGGATAAGATGAAGCTAGACGCTTCTGGAAACCTTACAGTAGTTGGTGACATCACAGCATTTGGAACAATCTAATGGCGCTACAATCATCTGGCAACGCAATTAGCTTTAGCGACATCCAGACTGAGTTTGGTGGCGAAAACCCTATTAGCATGTCCGAGTATTACCAAGACGCCGTTCCAGCGCTTGTAACAGCCAACAACGCAAACGTCGGCGATGTCGGTGAGGCATTAGCGATGAGTGACTTTTATGATGGCGTTCTGGCTACGTTGTTTACAGTTGAGTTTATTGGCGGTGGCGGTGGCGGAACGGGGCATAGCTTATCAAGCGGCAACCCTGCTGGCTCTTCTGGCGGCTCTACGGGGTTAACGGCTGCGTCAGGTGATATGTTTGGCACTAATGGTACAGTGCTTACTGGCATTTCAACAAGTGGCGGTGCAGGTGGTTCTGGCAATAATGGCACAAACGCGTCAGAGGCTGGAGAGGCGTCATACTATGGGGCTGGCGGTGCTGGTGGAATAAACTCTGTAAATTATGGTTCACAAGGTGATGGGTACTCTCCTGCCGCAACGTCATATGGCGCAGGAGGCGGCTCTGGTGGCACCAGCTTCCAGTGGGATGGGGGTAACGGTGGGCAAGATGCTACTAGACGTGAATTTCAGTTTTATGGAGTTCCATCAGCTTCCATCACTGTTACCATTGGCGCTGGCGGTGCTGGTGGTAGTGGCTCACATTCAAACGGTGGTGCAGGTGCCGCTGGCTACGCTAAATTCACAGTAGGCAACGATGTGCAAGAGTTTACATCATCAGGAACATATACGGTGCCATCATGACGTTAATACCAATAGACCTTCCAGCAGGCGTATACAAGAACGGCACAGACTTAGAGGGCCAAGGCAGGTGGCAGGACGCATCACTTGTGCGCTGGCGTGACAATACGCTGCGTCCAGTTGGTGGATGGAATGAGCGCAAGACTGGCTTTAGCACAAATCCAATACGCGGGTTTCACACATGGGAGGCTAACGACGGCTCACGATTTTACGCAGGTGGGTCGTATAACGAATTAAAAGTAGCCACCGCAAACAACAACGTATACGCCATCACGCCAACTGGCCTCACGGCGGGCGATGAGCACAGCACCATTGAAACGGGTTATGGCTATGGCGCATACGGCGATGGCACGTATGGCACAGAGCGATCTGCGTTTGGCTCTTACTCAGAGGCCAACACTTGGTCGCTAGATAACTGGGGAGAGTATCTTGTCGCCGTATCATACGCGGATGGTAAGATGTACGAGTGGCAGCTCAACACAGCCAATGCGGCAGCGCAAATCTCTAACGCTCCTATTGGCAACCTTGGTCTAGTCGTGACAGAGGAGCGCACAATCTTCGCATTAGGCGCGGGCAACAACCCACGCAAGGTGCAGTGGTGCGACATTGAGGACAACACCTCATGGACTGCGGCGGCGACAAACCAAGCTGGCGACATTGAGTTGCAAACTGCTGGCCAGATTATGCAGGGCATTCGCACGCGCGGTCAGGTGCTAATACTGACTGACATTGATGCGCACAGCGCAAGATATAGTGGCCCGCCCTTTGTTTACGGCTTCCAGCGTGTCGGCACAGCCTGCGGTGCAATATCCCGCGCGGCGGCAGTTGATACGGATGCAGGCGTGTTCTGGATGGGCCAACGAGGCTTTTTCCGCTTTGATGGTAACGTCGTGCAGGAGGTGCAGTGCGATGTGTTTGACCACGTATTCGGCGAGATACAGGATCGCAACAAATCCAAGACGTGGGCGTGGAATAACTCAGAGTTTGGCGAAGTCTGGTGGTTCTACCAGTCTGAGGCTCAGACGGATACAGGCGAGATCGACAAATACGTTGCCTACGACTTTAAGGAAAACCACTGGCACATCGGGTCGCTCTCTCGCACTGCGGGTGCACCTCGCGGCGTGTTCCGTCATCCGTTATTGCTAGATAGCACAGACGTGTATCAGCATGAAATTTCTGGCACTGGCGCAACAAATATGTTTGCCGAGACAGGCCCAATACAGCTAGGCAACGGTGATAACATCCTGCACGTTACGCAGATGATCGCCGATGAGCGCACAAAAGGTGACGTGCAGTTAAGGTTTAAGACACGCTTTTACCCGAATAGCGCTGAAACAGAGCACGGCCCATTCAACCCCGCAACGCCGACAGGATTGCGCTTCGCTGGTCGCCAGTTCAAGATGCGCGTGGAGCCAGATGACGGCTCAGAGTTTAGACTTGGCATTGTTCGTGTGGACGCGCAGCAAGGCGGTAAGAGATAATGCCAGTACCCATTCTGCCAACAATCGGACAAAGCCTAGACCAGTGGGGGCGACAGCTTACCCAGTATTTGACGCAAAACTTGTCAAAGCTGGGCTTTAAGACTGCAGACGATAACCCGTCCGATAATGGCATCATCTTATGGGATGAGGTAAACGGCTACCCAGTCGTGTGTTCGTGCAGATCGTCTTGGAGGATGGTCAATACGCTGGCGCAGTGACGGCAGACCAGACAGCAGCAGCTACAAACACGGCGTACGCTTTAACGTACACTTCTAGCATTGCCGATGGGATCACAAACGGCACGCCTGCATCGCGCATTGTCTTTGAGGAAGCGGGTCAATACATGATTAGCTTTTCCGCGCAGATTGCATCAACATCTAGCAGCACAGTCAACTTCTGGTTTTGGCCTCGCATAAACGGGACTGATGTTGCAGGATCAACGATGAAAAACGCACTGCATCAAAACGGCTCTGTTTTGGTTGTATCACGCTCTGCGATATTTGATTTAAATGCTAACGATTATTTAGAAGCCATGTGGGCCGTCGATAGCACAAGCGGGTTTTTAGATGCGACAGCGGCAACGGCATTTGCTCCAGCAGCGCCTGCGTCAACGATTGCGATTACGAGGTTACATGGATGAGGGTTCACGTTTGACTGATAATGTTGTAAACTTTGAACGAAAGCCGACTATTCGGATTGAGCCCATCGTGGAAGATGTCCAAGCGGGTGTTGAGAAAACGCTATCACTGCTTGAACCTTCAATCCGGAGAAACGAACGCAACTCTTCAATGGAAGACGTTGTGAGAGACATACTA